ATATCCATGATCGCACAGGCGTTCTTGCCGTTGGTCAGGAGGAAGTAGTCGTCACGCTGAGCGTGTTCGTCGAATGTAATCGGGCGGGGATCGTTGATGTAGATGCCGAAGGTGCGACGCACCTCGGGCTTGTTGACGATCAGGTTATGAAGCGCCGCATCGCGCGTGCGGTAGATCATGCGAAGCTCCCCTGGGCAGCTGGCGCCTCGACGCCGGGCCCATAGTTGGGCGTGCCTGCATTTGTGGCGTTGCCGGTCGACACGTAGACGCTGCCGAGATTGTGGACGCCCGCGATCTGCGCGGCAGACGCGGGATCGGTTGTCACTTGGAAACTGACAGCGCCGCCCTTGCGGGCCGTGTCGGAGTAGATGACCCAATAGCTGGTGCCCTTCGTCGTCACGGCAAACGATCCACCGTTGACCGTTACCGAGCTACCATCGGCATATCGACGGGTATGGGCCGCGACGGTGATGGTCGCCGATCCATTCGAGGTCGCCGACGACAGCACAACGGCAGGGGATGTGAAGCTCTCTGCGAGAGCGAACGACGTTTGGGCGCCCGAGACAGCACTGACCTGACCTTGGACTGCTGCGAGCGCCGCTAGGGCATCTGCGACGTTCTGCGTCAGCGTCGCGTTGGCGGTCTGCTGCTGGGCAAGCTCCGCCTCGTTCGCTGCCAGGGCGGCTTCGTTGGTCGCGATATTCCGGAAGGCGTTGTTGAGCGTCTGAATATGGCGAGGGTCCGCGATACCATTCTTGTCGGCGATCTGCTGGCCGGCGGCGAGGCGCGAAAGGACGAGGGGCTTCGTCGTAGCCATCAGCGCCACGTATCCCCGACGCGGGCGGCCGAGATGCGGACGACGGCTGGATCGGTGATCTCAATTTCGAATTCGCGATACGGCTGGCTCGCTTGGCCGAGGCGTCGATAGGTCAGCACGTTACCGCCGGCTGCGGCCTGAAGCGACACGGCGGGCTGAAGGGCTAGATCTTCGTCCGCATCTGCCCAACGTAGATTTACGGCGCAGGACGCGTTGGCGCCTATGTCGATCGAAATATCGTCATTGCGGACGGGGCGGCCCATGACGACCACGCTGGCCGTCGCAGTTCTGCGGATCAGCGTGCCGGCGTCCGTTGCGCTATCTGAGAGCTTCCAGACGGCACCCGTCTGGCTATCGCCGCAAAGCACCGTGTCCTGCGTGGCCGTGCCCACATGAGCGCGCCACGTGGCATAGCCCTCGCTGGCGAACTCCGACCAATTCTGCGTCGAAATATCGTAGGCGAAGCTGCCCTGACCGGGGATATTCAGGACATAGTAGAGGTGACCCGAGTAGCTGAACGACCAAGCCGAAGGCGTGCCGGTGCGCTGCTTCAGGCGCTCGTCGATACCGATCGTGCTGATCTTCTGCGGGACGCTCGAAACTCGGTAGACCTTCGCATCCTCGCCAACCCAGATGACCGAGTTATCGATCGTCTGGATGGTATCGCGATGCAGGCAACCACGAGCAAAGCCGCTGTTGGGCATTCGCTCGAATGGCTGAACATCGCTGGTGGTGGTCTGCCATAGCTCGATCGTGATGCCGCCGAAGAACATGACGTTGCCATTGAGGATCGCGAGGCCGATCAGGCTGTCGGGCGCGCTTTCAGCGGATGCGAAATGCAGGGCGGGATCGGTGTCGCTACCGCTGCCATCGGTGGACAGGCTGTCGCCGCCGGGAACGAGCCAATAATAGGTCCCGTCCGACATCGCGACGACAAAATAGTCGTTGAGCATCGCGACATCGACAGCCGCGTAGCCATCGGGGACGGCGACCTGTCGGAAGCTGTTGGCTGTGGTCCCAGCGCTCGCGCCGTAGAACCAGAGGCATCCATTCGCCACGATCGCGATGCGGTCGAAATTGCTCACGATCCTAACGCGGGGATCGCTGCCCGTGATCGTTCCATACGCGGTGGGCGTGGCGCCATTGAGCGAATAGACCGTGTTGCCCGCGACGGCGAACATCGCAGGAAAGCCGGCGGTTGCGTTGTTGCTCGCGTAAAGAGCTTGAAGGGGCCCGGCGAGCGTTGCGAAGGCATCTAGGCCAGGCCGCTGTAGCAGCATGACGGCTTTTTCGTCCGAACCACTATCGTCCTTCTCGACGATGAAGTTGCGGCAGATTTGTTCAGGTGTGCCCGCTAGGTCGCGACGGTAGGACGACAGGGCGAACGGGATCGGAGTGGGCTTCACGGACTATTTATCCGGGCGGTGTTCCCTTGACATCCCGCTATGTAGCTACCCGTGTACGACCGCCATATTGCCGATTATGCGACCTACGCAGTAACATTCTTTCTCCGAAAAACGGACGTAGCGAATAGAAACAGAAACCCGCCGCCAAAAACGAACGCCAATATCGCGACTAAAGTCTCCATTTTAGAGACGACTTGATGAGCCTGATATCCAGAAAGTGCGCTATTATCGAAATTCAAGGCCGAACTCTGAACGTTGTTAAGATCATAGGCAATCGGAACATGACCGGTACTTTGGGCGTAGATGAAGAGCCCATTATCCGGACGTTCTGGACCGATATACGCTTCGCCGGCTGCCTGAACTATCCGGCCCTGGCCAGGAGTAGAAGCAGAATAGTGGTATTGGACATAAAGCGAGCACCCATGCCTTCCGCAACGCCGATAGATCGAATCTACGTTGGCTTCGGAGAGTTGACCATGTTGCTGAATCTGGCAGAGCCGCCGGTAATTCGCGATATTGCCCGGTAACGTCATCGCGAGAATCATTAAAATGAGCGACGAATACAGAATCGCTATCACCGCAGGGGACGATCTCTTGCCGCTCCTGATCGGATTGTCCGATCCCTGAACGTTGAACTTATTGGCGAAATACCCCAATAATGGATAGGCTACAATGAGGAAGCCTGCGCCGACGTAGCCAAGAAAGCTGATCTTCACGCAATCTTCCCCATAGGATATGCTGAACCCTAGCGTTCAGGGTATTTTGTCCGAAGCTAGAGCCATGCGATGAATATACCGTAAATACCGGTGTTGCTTACCGCTCTAGAGGATCACTGCTGCTTGGCCATCGCATCGGATTACCCGATGAAGTGGAGGCGGTCGGTGTGTGCAAGCTCGTCAGAAAAAGTTCGTACGGATGCTTACGGAGGGTTCGCCAAAGCCGTTGATTAGAGCAGCTTGCCAAGCGTTCGCGTCACGCATCGTTAGTGCGCTCGGCGTCTCGCCGTAGTGATCGGCCAGCATGGTCGCGAGGTAGGCCGCTAGGCCGTTGGCATCTCGGAACGACAGCGGCGGCACGGACGGCGGAATCACTTCGATCACGTCACCCTGGGCGTCGGTGACGTTCTGACCATTGCCCAGGTTGAGGTCGTGGATGCTGACCCACTGATTGATATAGCCCTCGTAGATGAACTCGGCCGTGTTGCCGGATACCGCATCGTTGATGATCACGAAGGCGCCATCTCGCGGCGGGCGTGGCGCATGGCAGGGAGCGGGATAGCGATCGTAGAAGCGATCATCGTCAAACTCGCCGTGCCACGTATCGGTGACGATTTCGGGCAGCTGGATCGTTCCCGTGAAATCCGACGTGCGAAAGATGCGATCGTTCTCGCGGGCCGAGTAATCGTCGGTCGGCGATACGGGCCGGGCGCGGCCCAATTTGCCGCTGCTGATCATCTGCCGATAAAGGCTCATAAGCGTGGTCAGGCCCAGATCAAGATCGGGCTGGGAAGGGGGTTTCAGTCCGCCCGCAACACCGAGTTTCGATAGGGCGAGGGTGATGATATCAGCGCATGTGGTCATGCGATATTTAGCCGTCGAGCAGCTATAAATGCCGCCAATCAACTGCATCATTTAACGGTCCATCAAGGCATTTGGTCGATGGCGTCTCCTGAAAAGAGCAGAGGGTTCTTAGGTATGAGGCTTGCGCTAATCGCCGTCGCGTTGATCTCCAGTGCTGCGGCGGCACAAGATGACCCGCAGCGGAGTGCTGACGGTTCCGCCGTTATGGCTCAAATGACGCAGCAGCTATCTGCGCCGGAGCCAGCGCCTACATTGTCGGTGACGCCCGAAAAAGCTCGGCTTTTAAATCGGTATCTAGACGATGGCATGCGGCAGGGGATGCAGGCTATGGCCCAAATCACCTACACGAAGATGAAAAATCAGATGCTTAACGTCCCAGGCGCAATGTCCAATGCTCAAAAGGCTCAAATGTCGGATGCTTTCACTAAAGCGTTTAATCCGGCGATGGCATCGCGTTTGCGAAGAGCCTACGATGCGACCGTTACCTATTTTGCCGTTCGGATGAATGAAGAGGATTTGAAGTCGGCAGTAGATTATTACTCAACCGGACTAGGGTATAAATCTCAGCACAACTTCAAGGGCATGACGCCCGAGGAGCGACAGGAAAACGGCCAGTTCGTTTTAGACCACCCCGCTATAGAGAAATTCGTGAAGACCGGCTTGGGCTACGCGGTCGCGGCGCAAGCACGTAGGAAGACCGAAGATCCGATCTTTTACGCAGATTTCAACAGCCGTTTTTGTGGTAACCTCGCCGCTGATCATCTAAAAATGACGACATGTCCGTCTCCCTTTCGGATCGCCCAGCGATAAATCATGGGAAAGGGCGGCAAGTTTCCCTGCCGCCCTTCTTTAGTCTCTAAACTTCTTACGATGCGTTGCGCATCGCTCACGAAGCGTGGAAGACCTTGACCATGCCGGTCAGGAGACCGTTCACGGACGCGATGGTCTGACCGCGATGCTCCATGAAGCCGATGCCGACGTTGAGGCCGTAATCGTCCTCGTTTTTGCGGGTTGGCTTGGTCTTCATGCTGTAGCCCATCATCGCAGCATTGATGCCGCAAAGCTGAGCCTGAGCAACCGGAGCCGACGACGCGCCTACGTTGCCGAGGAGGCCGTAATCGCGGTTCTTCTTGATAATGATACCGTCCCAGATGAGATCGCCACCTGTGAAGAGTGGGTTCTTTTCGCTGTCGCTCTCGCGTGGCAGCGCATCCTTGGTCGACTGGTAAATCTCTGGATCGTTGCGCAGCTGGCGGAAGCCGACCGGGTTCACGAACAGGACATACCAAGGGTTGCCGTCCTTGGACTGGTATGGAGTAATGGCGAAGTTGCTGCCGTTTGCGGTAGCATCTGCCTGATCCTTGATCGCCGAAAGCACGGCGGCCGAGAGAACGCCGGTCGAAGCAGCGATGCTCGACAGCGAGGTGGACATCGTGCCGGAGTTCGAACCACCAACGAATGTCACGCGGTCGGCATTCGCGGCGCAAAATGCGTTCAGGTTTGCTGCGGTCGCGCCGCTGTAGAGGACGCTGAGGTCTTCCAGGCCGGCGGTGGGGTTCACGACGGGGATGGAGTTCATCACGCCGTTGAGGTCATTCTTCAGAAGCTCGGCAGCGTAGCGCTGAAGGGCGGACTTGTTGACCGCACGGAGATCAAGCTCGGTCTTCAGTTCCTCGGTAATCTGCACGTTGGTTGCCTGACGGACCAGCTTGGTCTGGAAGGCGACCGAGTAGTTCGCGAGGGCAATTTCGTTGCCGACGAGTGGCGTGGTGCCATCATTGGCGGTGCCGCGCAGTTTGTCGAACACAGGAACGTGGATGAGAGTGCCGGCCTTGTTGGTCAGATCATTCTCAACCTGGATGATGTTGTCGTTATTGGTCGACATGAACTGCTTGTAGGTAGAAGCGCGAACATACGACGTGATGAAATTATCGGACCAGATTTGATTCTGGCTTGGAGTAGCTAGGGTAAAGTTCGCCATCTTTGCGATGATCTCTTTCTATTTTAGCCGTTGAAGAGGTTGTTGAACTCCTGCTTGGTGTCGACGGGCTTTACTCGGGTCGCTGGATTAGCAGCGGGAATATCGCTTAGTGACTTCGGAAGCTTTCTCTCCTTCGGTGCTGTGACGTTGGCGGTCGCCATGACTGCCGGCTGAGCAAGCCAACCCTTTTCCTCTGCGACCTTGCGGGCGAATGCTTCGGGATCGCGCTGGAAGTCTTCGAGTTGGCGGGCAGCTTTGTGCTGCTGAATGACCCATTCCATGGGATCGGGCTGACTAGCTACCTGTGCGTCAAACTGTGGATCGTTCGCCGCGCGGGCGCTGGCCCAATTCGCAGCTTCGGTCACAGCATCTGCGCCGTGGGAGCGTTTCGCAAATTCTCCCGAGAGAAGAATCTTGTCGTTCACCCTCTGTCGTTCGACTTCTGCGAAGCGGTAGTCCGCATAACCCCTTGGGTCGTGAAACGGATCGGGTGCCTGATCTGATTTTGGTGCTGCGGCCTGATACTGCGCAATCTGCTTCTTCAAAGCAGCTTCGCGCTCTTGTGCCGCGATACGCTCGGCCTTCTCGTCCCGGTATTTGTCCTTCATTCCGAGGAATGTTGGCAGGGGAACGTGGGGCTTAACTTCGTCCTCGTCGTCGGCCGGTAGGGCTTCGGTCTCGGGCTCTTCCTCGGTTGCGTCCTCATGGACTTCCTCGGAAACAGTGTCCTCCTGATCGATGGGCTTTTCGTGAAGCTCATCCTCAAGCGGGGCGTCATTTACTTCTTCGGGGGTCCCCCCATTAAAAAGCGCATCAAAATTATCTACAGACATAATTCTCCGTTGTTACCTATGGCGTAACTCTCCAACAGCCCGAACGCCGGCCTCGCGAGTGAAAAGTCCACTACTCTCTTGAGCCCGTCGGGTCCGGCTTCGACCTATCGCTGTCGGGGAGGATCAATCCCCGATGCGATCGTAAATCTATTTATCGGCTATTATGACCTATGGGCTCACATGCCGTTGCGATGGGAGCCGTTGAGCAGGACATTGGTGCTGCCGAGGGGATCGAGCCCCTGACGCAACGCCAGCTGCTTCACCGCGAGATCGAAGGCGACGTCATGGGCATCGGCGATATGCTTGTCCGCCATCGCGCTATTGCGCTGCGCCTCCGACTGATCGCGAGCAATCTTGCTCTGCGTGCCAGCCTCGGCGAGAGCCTGGGCGTGCTGCGCGGCCTGCTGCTGCTGGGCCTGCTGCGGCGCATTCTGGGCCTGCTCCTTCTGCTGAAGCTCGTTCATCTTCTTCAGCAGGTATTGCTTGTCCTCGATCTCGGACATTTCCAGCACAAGCTCGGCCTGTGGGGAGAGCGGCGAGACGCCGGCCTTCGCGCAGAACTCGAGGAAGCTATCGAGGGCTTCTTGGCGCAGCGTATCGGACTGGCGGACGGTCTTGATCGTGATGTCCATGTCCATCGTCGCCAGCTCGTTATGCGTGCCAACCTGGATGTGCTGGGGAGCCATGCGAGGCTGCTGGGTCTTCGGATCGACTGCGGGCTGGCCTGTGGATGGATCAATCACGGGCGCAATGCGGGTCTCCACGACGGGAACGTTCACATGAAGGGACTGACGGGTGCCGGCGCTATCGGTGATGCGGATCATGCGCTTCTCGGTCATATACTGCTGAGCGCGGAACCACATTTGTCGATAGGTGCGTAGCTCCCATGCCTCATAGCGCGAGAACGGGCGCTCCAATTCGGTTAGGCCGGCTTGCTGTAGAATTTGGCGGGCACGGCCGCTCTCATTGGCGCCGCCAGCACGGCCCAACAGCGCAGGGCTGGGCGCCATGCGGTCGATCGCCGCGATGTCGTTGACCAGGAGGGTATGGTTGCCCTCGAAATCGGTCGTCTGATTGACCGGCTCAATACCCCAAGGGATGATGCCGTTGGGCTTGGTGGCCTCGCGCTGGGCTTCCTCGGCCCTCTGCCCGCCGGCCTGCTCCGTCACACGGATGCGGGCGCTGTTGGTGATGTGAAGCATCTTGGACGCGCGGGAATTGATGCTGTCCTGGATCATGATCATGTCCTTGATCATGCCGTAGCGGCGGCCGTCGTGATCGACCTTGTAGCTGAAGGCGGTGATCGGGCAGCACAGGTTGCCATCGTCGTCGCGGTAGTCGGATGGGCCGAAATCTAGCACGCCGGCATGGCAGAAGATGGCCCTCATCCAATGGCCCGTCTTGTCATCGCGGTAATACATCTCGACGAGGAGAATGCGGTCACTGCTGACCCAGAAGGCCTTGCGCTCCGCGAGATCGCGAGGTTCGAAACGACCGCCATCGCTGAAGCCGCTCGATGGATTGGCCAGCACGTCGGCGCGGTCTGGATACATGACCCGGGCGAGCGAGGCGTAGACCCACTTGGCCTGCCCCAGATACATCGCATCCTTGAAGTCGGGTGCGAGGCTCGCGGGGTCGTAGAAGAATTCGTGGTAGGGGATCGGACTGACCTTGGCGTCGCCGTCCTTGTTCAGGATTTCGGTGATCGCAGCACCTATGCCCTGCGTGAATGCCTCGAATGTGACCTGCCGCTTGGTCTCGTCGAAGTCGTTCTTGTCGACGAGGTAGCGTAGAATCTCGGTGACCAGCAGTGCGGCGTCTTCGTCATCCTCGTTGCGGCCGATCGCCTCGGGATCGGTCTGGTTGGCATCGAGAAGCCCGAGCGTGCCATCAACGGCCGGGCCGATACGGTTGTAATAGACCGGGGGCTGTCCGCGACGACGGAGTTCGCCGCGAACCTCATCGCTTAGCTGGTGGCCGTGGTAATATCGGAGGCATTTCCTCGGTAACCGTACGAGGAAGGCCGCAGCGGGCGCTATTTGGCGGCTCGATGGACGGCAATAAGTTCCAGCAGGCTGCGGATCCCGTCATCTGA